CCCATGAAAACCAAACTTATCCGCTTCACCCTTGAAATGGCCGCCATCTACGGCTGCATCCTCGCCGTCCGCTGGCCCCTCGATCACGCCTACGATCCCACCACCGTGATCCTTACTACCCTCGTCTCCGGCATCGGCCTCACCCTCGGCTTCATTCTCTGGCAGCGAGCCAAGGATTACGGCATTACCAAGACGATCCTCTGCTCATTCCCCGCATCGGAATTCGAAGACGATCTCCGCCTCCGCACGGCCCTCCGCCTCATCAAGGAAGCCGCCGAAGATCCTCTCCGCCAACTCAATCCCGACACCTAATTCCCATCAATCTCGTCACCACGGTCAATCCGGTCCCTCTTCCTGATTTTCAAAAAAATCAGCCCCCCCCCCGGAATCCCAATTCTAAAATTTCGATGACACCCCGCGCCTCCTTGCTGTGCCGCCTCCCCCTCTCCATGAAACTGCGCCTTCTCCCACGCGGGCTCGTCCCGGCACCCAGCGTTCCCGTGGCACCTCCGCCACCGCCCCCCCGGCACTCCTCATCGTCCACATGCCGGATGGCGAGCGCCGCCTCTCCGAGACCGCCCACGATCTCGGCCTCGCCCTTGCCAGCCTAGCCGCCCCACTGCTCTACCGGCGCGGACGCCTCCCCGTCTATCCCGATTGGATCGAGCAGGACGGCGAGCGCCGCCGCGCCCTCATTCCCCTCGAAGCCGCCGAAGCCCGCACTTTCTTTGACGAGTCCATCCTCTTCGTGCGGATGAAATACGATCAGCGCTCCGAGACCGAGCGCCAGGAGCACGTCACCCTCTCCAAATCCGAAGCCGAAGGCCTCCTCGTCGCCAAGCAGCTCCTCCAGCACCTCCCCGAGATCACCGCCATCCATCCACGCCCCCTTCCCATCCTCAACCCCGATGGCACCCTCCGCCTCCTCCCTCCCGGCTACGACCCCGATACCGGCATCTACACCTACGGGGAATGAACGACGTGCTCTCCCACGAAGGGAGCACCCTGGACGCCGCTTCATCTAAGACATCAACGCTCCCGTAGTTGGGAGCAGCAACCTTGTTCGCATTTTATGACCACACTGACCAGAGACGACACAATCCACGACGTTGAATACGTCACCAAGCACGAAGCCGAACTGGAGATCGAAGCCGCAAACCATCGCGGCATGATCGCGGAGGCAACGCTCCGAAACGAGTTAACCTCAATCAAGCAGGAACTCAAACACCACCTAGCCGCCTTCGACTGGATGGATGGCCCTGAAGGCTGGACGGAATCATGCCAGCGCCTCGCCGCGTTCATTGATGCGAATGTCATGGTGAGCGACGCGCCTAGTGGCAGCACTTCCCGTGACAGCTAATCGCGGTCGCTCTATCTACTTGTTAGCCTCATTTCTTTTTCTATGACTAAAAATATCACCGTAAAAATATACGACCTCGACACCGACCGTGAAAAACCACCCTCCGGGCTGATAGATTATATCGCTTGGCTCAATAAAAAGCTGACCCAAGTTCCGGATGAATATCGTGCGACGGCACGCACGAAGATAGAGGCTACAACCAGTTATGACAGCGGGGAGTTGGTGTATGAAATCGCATACACACGGCCCGAGACTGCGGAAGAAACGAAATACCGCGAAGGCTGCGAGGCTGCGTGTGCCGAACGGATACGCCAGCAAGAGCTGAGAACGCTGGCGGCGCTCCAAGCAAAGTATGTTTTGGCTAACGATTTAGCTCACGGCGCTGCCGGGGGCGAGAAACCAACCCAAACATACTGAATATATGCCCAAGAAAAAGACATCGAAAACACCCAGCGCCCCGGCAGTTGACCGTGCAGCTCCTTGTTCGGCTTTTGTTATCTTCGCGGAAAGCCTCCGCAAGATGGCTGGCTTCTACTCGGAGCACCCAAGCCCCGGCCACATACGGCCCGTGGATGCAATCCAGATGGCTCTCTGCGATGCTGCTGGCGCTGCCGAGTATGCGGCCCAAGGCAAGCAATGGGTAAAGCCTGGAGTGTGGGGGAAGCCGAACAGTTAATATCCCGAACACAATTCGGCATATCACCAGCCAAACCAGAACATTCCCCTCTCCCAGTCTCCTCTTCTCAAAGTCTCCCCATCTCTCCCCATGCCCCCCAGCGCCGCCTATCTCATCGCCCTCTACAAGGAATTCCCCTTCCAGGAAGGCCGCCTCGATGATCTTCTCCGCCGGCACCACATCGTCATCGAAAACGGGCAGGTCATCCAGGGAGACCTCAACAGCATCCCTCCCGAGCAGTGGCCGCGGAGCTTCCGCATCCACCTCGCCTGCATGGTCACCCTGGCCGCCACCGCCCTCCTACCCAAAGGGGCGAACCGCCTTGGCTTCGCCTACAACGCCAATGCGCCCCGCTCCGGCAAGACGCTCCTGCTACAGTCCGCCATCTGCCCCATCTACGGCTGGGTCTCTGGCCGCCCCTGGCCCGTGGGAGGGCAGGGGAAGAACCACAGTGATGAAGCCGAGCTGCGGAAATCCCTCGATGCCATCGCCCTCGAAGGCACCCCCTACGTCTTCTTCGACAACATCCGCTGCCAGGTCGAATCCCAATCTCTAGAGGCCTTCATGACCATGCCCATCTGGACCGGCCGCCTCATGGGCCGGAACGATAAAACCTTCCAAGCCCAGATCGCCTGCACCATCTGCCTCACCGGAAACAACCTCAAACTCTCCACGGACATGATGGAGCGCTTCCTCATCTGCGACATCTTCGTCGAGGAAGTCGAAGCTACCTCCCGCCCCATCGAAAACGTCATCGAGCAGCCCTGGATCATGGAGCACCGGGAGGAGATCTTCGCCGCCGTCATGAGCCTCATCACCCATTGGGACGCCATGGGCCGCCCACCACCGCCCGCCCGCGTCCGCCGTGGCTTCGAGACCTTTGGGAACATCATCGGCGGCATCATCTCCGCCGCCGGTTTCGGGGATCTCTTCGAGCGACGTCCGGACAACGAATCCTCCGGCAACAGCGCCGACACCGACATGCGCCGCCTCGTCCACCTCATGGTCGAAGCCATCGGCCCCCACCTCACCGATCCACGCCCCCGCCACGAGTTCACCTTCGACCAGCTCGTGCAGCTCTCCTTCCAAGACGGCCTCTTCACCTACTACCTGGAAGGCAAGGAGCAGTTCGATGCCCCCACCCAGACCACCAAGCTCCACCTCACCAATCAGAGCAATGCCCGCTTTGGTGCCGCCCTGCGCTCCTACGCCCCGGAAAAGAAAGGCCGCACCTGGGAGCTGCCCCACAACAGCCGCCTGCGCCTGCAAAGCAGCGGCAACGGCCGCAGCAAGCGCTACATCGCCACCCTGGAGCTCACCCCACGCGGGCGGCTGCATCAGCTCCTCCACTACCACGAGATCGGCCTCGCCACCTTTGACCAATGGCTGCTTGATCAAGGCTTCCCCGTGCTCTCCGGCACCACCGAGGAGGAGCAGCAGCTCCTCCTCCAGGGCTGGCCCTCCACCTTGCAGGAACTCAAGGCCAGCATGCCCACGAGTTAGTTCAGTCGCTGCGCCGCGCCACCCACGTTCAGGCCTTTCACGGTCTGAATGAGCTTGTCCAGCCGCTCCACCACCTTCTTCGTGTCCGGCGCGGCACTCACCCCGCCGCCGCCGCCGATCCGCTGCAGGCTGTCCACCTGCTGGCCGCGCCCCATCAAAGCCTGGAACAACCCGCCTTCACGCTCCAGCTCGCGCCCCATGCGGTTGCGCTGCACTTCGGTGTCGGCTTGTTTCTCCGCCTCGGCTTTGGACATGCCGGTTTGATCCATCAATTCACGCGCACGGCGGGCCTTCCCCGCGTCTTCCTCGATGCGGGCCGCGTCTTCCTCCAGCTTCCGCGCCTCCGCGCCCCGCCCGCCCAAACGCGCCGCCTGCGCCTCCAGTTTGAGCTGATCGGCCTGCACCCCCGCCGCGTTCTCCCCAGCGGCCAGGGCTTTGCGCCGGGCCAGCTCCTGCTCGGTCAAGGCCAGCTTCTTCTTCTGCAGTTCATAGACGCTCGTTTCGATCTCCCCGCGCTGGTGCGCCAGGTCCAGCTTCTTCTGTTCCTGCTTCACCTGCTCCTCCGCACCTGCCAGCGCCCCCAGGTCCTCACCCGCCTGCGCCACGGCCAGATCCGCCGCCGCTTCTTCGTTGCGCTTCGCCCGCTCCCGCTCCAGCAGCCGCTCCTGACTTTCAATCACCCGCATCTTCAAATCGTAGCTGGTTTGGTCGATTTCACCCTCTTTGAGCTTCATCGCCAACTCCGCTTTGGCCGTCTCAATCGACACCTTGGCACGCGCATAATCGCCACCCAAACCTGTCGCAACCCCGCCCCCAGCGACACTCATCGCACCAGTTTCACCCGCTAATTGCTCGCGCTCAGTAGCAAACTCACCCCTGCGTTTGGAGTTTTTCTCACGCTCAATCAACCGCTCCTGACTGCGAATCACCTCCATGCGCAAATCGTAAATTTCTTTGTCGATCTGCTTCTGTTCCAACATCAGCGCCAGTCGCGCTTTTTCCGTCACGACCTCCTCCGTCCGCTGCGCATCCTCACCACTCATCTTGCGGCCGTCAGAAGTCTGCCCTGTTTCACGCGCTTTCTGTGCCCGCGCTGCGCCTTGCTCATCCAGTCGATTCCTCACGATCTCGCGCTTCGCCGCCGCCGCCTCCGCCCGTTTGGCGATTTCCTCCGGGCGATTCACATTGTCCGTTTGCGCCTCCTGTTTGAGCCGTGCCAGGCGCGCCTGCATCTCCTGCTCCTTGGCCGCATCCATCCCAGCCGCACCGCCTCCCAGCCGGTCCCGCGTTTCCCGCTGCCGCTGCAACGCCAGCTCCGCCGCCGCGATAGCCTTCAACCGTTCCACCTGCGCGTCCCCACTTTCATCCGCCGGTTCCTTTTGCAGTTCCGCCAGTTTGTTTTCAGCGGTCGTTACATCCGAAATCGCCGCCTGCCACGCCGCATACAACGTTAGCTTGGCCTGCAGTTTCACGATCTCGCTGTCCTGCGCCTCCGCCATCTGCATCTCCTGCCGCAGCAGCTCGGCCTCTTCTTTCTTGAGAGAAGCCAGCGCCGCTTCAGCATCGGCTGCCTTTTGCGCGGCTTTATCCAAAGCCTCCGCCGCCGCCGCTCGTTCCACCGGCGTCCCAGGTTTCGCCGCATTTTTCTTGGCTTCGGCAAGCTCTTGGATGGCCGCCTGCGGCGCCACCTGCTCCGCCGCGTTCTTCCGCTGCGCGGTCCGCACCCCTTCCACCTTCTGGCGGTATTCCTCGCTGCCTTCCGTCTCACGAATCGACTGCGCACGCCGCCCCGCCAGTTCGTTGGCTTCATCCTCCAAAGACTTGGCACGCTCGCTAGGGGACATGGTGGCCCGCGCCGCTTCACGCTCCGCCGCTTTCACCTGCCGCTCATTCGCCTCCCGCGCCGCACGCGCATCCACCGTCATCTGGCTTTTCTGCAAACTTCCCCGGTCAATCCCATCTTTTTGCGTCAGCTCGTTTTTCAAGCCCGCCAACCGCTTTTCCGCATTGGCCTGCCCCGGTTTATCCCCTTCCGCTTTGGCCGCCGCCAGATCCAGATAGGTCTGAGCCAGCGCATCCAGTGTGCTGGCATACGAGGCAGAGAGCTGATCCAGGGATTTGATCATCTCCCGCTGCGCCTTCATCTTGTCCAGCATGGCATCCGTGGCACCCGCATATTCACGCTGCGCCTTCGCCGTGCGTTCTACCCGGTCTCGATACATGGTGAAGGCAGACACCAGCACCACCAGCAACGCTGCCACCGCCACCACCGGCCCCATCGCCACCGTCACACTCACACCCAGCGCCCGCAATGCCACACTCAGCCCAGCCGCCGCCTTGCTGCCCAGATTCATCTTGGCCACCAACCCGCCCAGCATCCCCACCAAATTAGCCGCGCCGATCACCGTGCCCAGCAGCGTGATGCCACCCACCACCAGCCCCACCGCGCGCGCCATGAACTCCAAAGCTCCCGACACCAGCGGAATACTGGTCATCATGGCCGTCAGTTTAGAACCCATCGTATTGGCGGCCGTCACAAAGAAGCTGAAGGCATCACTCACGCCCTGCACAGCAGGTTTCAAATTTTGCAGCGTCTTGATCTGCGCCTCGATCGCCTCTTTCTGGCCCGCCATGAAGTTCTCACTGAAGGTGGCTTTCAATTCGTCCTGCGTGTCCTCCAGTGTGCTTTGCAAACCCTCCAGCGTCTTGCTGGTGTAGTCCATGGTGCCAGCGCTGCGTTTGAGTTCGGCCTCCACCACACCCCAGGCGGCACTGAAGCCCGCGCCACTCTCTTGCAGAGCCTCCAGTGACGTCCGCGCCTGCCCGGAAATGACACCCAGCTCCGCCAGCCGGAATAGCACCTCGCCGACGGGACGCCCGCCGGCCAGTCCGTCATACAAGCGGCCCACATACACCGCCATGTCCTCAAACCCCACACCGGCCTGCGCCGCCGCATCGCCCACCATGCTCATCGACTTCGCGGTGGTCAGCGCCCCTCGGCTCAAGCTTTCCAGTGCCCGATTCCCCGCCACAATATCCCCCATCTTGAAGGGCGTGGCGATGCTGAAGTTCCGCAGCTCGCGCACGCGCTGTTTGGCCGCATCCAAACCTTTCAAAATGACCCGCAGTTGGTTTTCCACCGTCTCCAGCTTTGCCGCCGCGCTCGTGCCCATCACGGCCCACGCCTTGGTCATGCCATAGATGCCCTTCGTCGCCATCGCCGTCAGCCCGATGAATTTGCCCAGCGGTCCCACCACCTTCGTTAAAATCGCCTGCCCCACACCCGCCAGCGCCGCCTCCGCCTTGGAGCCTCCCAAGATCAGCGTGCCCAGCGCCGCCGCACCACCTTCTTTCAAAGACTGCGAGTTTGCGTCGATTCGTTTGCGGATGTTGCCGATGTCAGCCATGCCCACCCACCCGCGTCAACAGTTGACGCCGCGCATCCTTCGCATCAGCGCCCAAGCCCGCTCCCGCGCCTCCTCCACCGGGCACAGTTCCGGCTCAGTGATGGCGCGTGTCTGCCGCGCCTTCTCCATCATCTCCCGGTCGGCCTCAGTCTCAAACTTCCGCCCGCCCTCACGGCTGTTGATCGTCTCATACAGCCACCGCGCCAGCCCTGCCGGCCATTCCATGATGATCTGCTCCGCTGGCAGCCCGCACTCCGCCAGCCGCGTCCACACTTCCAGCAGCGGCGGCGCATCCCGCCGGAAAAACACCCCGCCCGCGCCCTCCTCCGCCTCGCGCTCCAGCATTTCCGGCGCGTGCTCGCAGCTCTTCAGCCAGGCCCGCAGCACCTCAAAGTGTTTCGGCATGCGCCAACCATGGCACAGCACCCGCCACCAGGTGCGCAGCCGCACGCAGCGCCGGGGGCGTGCCAGCCAGCGCGCCGCCGCCCGTGGATGGCGGCGGCAGATTTCCACCACCAGATCCACATCCGGCAGCAGCAGCCGCCCACCGGTCATGATCTCACTGCCCGCCATGCGCAGCAGTTCGCGGTGCATCAGGCTCAGCGGCCGCAGCTCATGCCCCAGCACACGCCAGCGCCCCGCCCCCAGCCAAGCCAGCAAACACTCATCCAGACGTGGAAAGTCATTCATGCCCCACTCAAACCGTCAACGGCAGCACAGCCATTCCTTCATTCCACCATTCTGACCCATTCTCAGTTCTTCCATCTCTCCACACCCCAAGCATGGAAGAACTGAGAATGGTGGAACTAAGAATGGAGAATGGACTCCAGAACACGAAAAACGGCGGCCCCCACAGGCCGCCGTTCTCTCATGTGTCACTACTTACGACCCAAAAATATCAAGCCGCGATCGTTGTGCTGGCGCTGCTGGTGATCTGGCTGAAGTTCACCGCCGTGATCGTGCCCGTGCGGAAATCGTCCTTCTTCACGGCTTTTTCCGCCGTGCGGCAGATATAGACCAGACCGCCATAGTTGAAGGTCTTGCCCTTCGCGGCGGCGAACAGCGCGTTGTTGGAAATGTAGCCATTCAGCGTCAGGCTCTTCTTGCCGCCATCATCCATGACGAAGGCCACGGTGCGGTTGAAGGCGTCCTTGGCCTCAGACTCGATCTCCGGCTCATCGGAAACGGTGACTTCTTGCGGGGTCAGACCGACTGTGGCCGCAATCGCCGCCGCCTCCGCGTCAGTGAAACCATATCCGTAACCCGTATTGCCAAATTGTTTGAGAGCCATGATGCCCTCCGCCTCATGTCAACACCGCGTCAGGCGTGTTGACCGGGCCACCCTCCTGTTTTTCCAGCACCCCGCAGCCCACACTCATCTCAAACAGCGTGCCTTGCTCCTGCTCGGTGTTCGCCGCCGTGCTGCGCTGCATCACAAAGCCGTAGAGCCGCAGTTCCTGCGTCTCATCCACCCCGGGGCGGGGCAGCATTTCCAGCGCGTCCCGCACTTCCCCCACCACCTTCGCGTGCTCAAGCCCGCTGCCTTCATCGAGTCCATGTGTCACCAGGATCGCCACCGCCACGTAAAACACACCGCTCTCCGGCGTTGTTTCCCGGGCTTCATCGCACTGCACCACGCCATAAGGCGGGTTTCCTTCGGGGCAGTCCTGGCTGGCATACCACTTCAGCCCAGGCACACGCCCGGCCAGTTCCTCACACAAGCTTTTTTCCAGACGGTATTGAATCGGCAGCAGGCTCATGCCCTGGCCTGCGCGTCAACGCCGCGAGGACAACGCCTCCACCTGCAAGTCCAACCCCGCGCCACCCAGATCCTCCACCACCGTCACTTTGCCCGTGAACGCCCCGCGTTGCACCTTCAGCCCCTTCAGCGTCAGTGCCGCCTGCTCCGCGTCTGTCACCAGCGCCTGCACCTGCGCCAGGCTCAGATGCACCACGAAGGCGATGCCGCTGTTGCGCAGACCCCTCTCGCCCAAAAACGAACCAGCGGCAGCGGGCGCACCCACCACCGCTGTCACGCGTGCTTCACCCAGGATCAACTCCTCACCCATTTCCGTCTCCAGAAACGCATCAGAAGCCGCCCAGGCGTCGTCAAAAGCGCCCATGGCTTATGGAGTGGTGCCACCTGCCAGGAAGCCCAGCTTGATCTGCGTGGCGGTGTTCGCCACGCCAGCGATGAGCAGTTTGTCACCGCTGTCCGCAGGCGCGGGTTGCAGCTTGCCGGCCGTGCCAGAAAGCACCAGCACCTGCCCGGCCGCCATGACTTCCGTGGTTGTCGCTCCGGTGTCCAGAGTGTTATCAGAGGTCACCACCGAGAAACGGCAGCCATTGCCCGCGCAAGCGCTGGCCGCGAGGCCTTCGATGCCCGCGTTCGGCGCTGTGCTGCCACCGCTGGCCGAAGTGCTGCTGTCCGCGTCGCACTTGAACCACTTGTCCAGCGTGGCATCGCGGTAAACCGCGTCACCCACGGCGATGGACTCGCCCCCGATCACGGTTTGGACGGCGGCGGAGGAAGACGGTTTGAAATCAGCAGCGGTGAAGACGTAGAGGCCCATAATGCCTCACGCGGGATGTCAACTCACCATTGCCCCATCGGGCACCGGCTCGTCGGCAGCGCATGCTTCGCCGCACTGCAGCCGCAGCCCGGATGCCGGCAGCGGCCCGTGCCTGCAAAAGCGGCCGCATCCCAGTGCGGACACTCTTGGCAGATGGCTCGGCGCTGGGCGATGAGCTCGGGTTCTGCTTTAGGCGCTCCACTGGCGATCCATTGGCCGACTTCTTTGGCGGCACGCACGGCGAGCGTGGGCAGGCCCGGCAGCGGCGCTGGCCAGTGCTCACAGTGCGCGGTCGGATCTCGCGGGAGGCGACAGAGCGCCCGCTGCGGACAGCGCATGCAGATGGAAAGATGCGCGGGCTTCATGATTCGGGCGCAAATTTCATGGGGCAGACACAACGCAGGACTTTATCCAAGGATTGCCAGTCTTCAGCCCAGGTAGGCATGGTGGAGCTGAAGAGCTGGGGGATGCCAGGAACCAGGGTGACACGCGTGAGGGGCATATCCGCAAGAAGCCCTGTGCCTTGGCCGATGACAAGATGCAACAAGAACCCTCCAACGCTGCGCAGCTCACTCTCGTATTGGCCGACGCTGGCAAGCAAGGGTGGGCCCTCAAGACCGCGGGTGGCACCAGCGAGGTAGAAGCTCAAGTAACCACCCGCTTCACTGCCTCTGTAAGCGTCCACGGTTAGAATATCTGTCCAGTCGGACCATGCGCCCCATTCAAAGGCTTCAACCGCTTCGGCCTTGACTGCATCTTCGGTGGTGGAAGCACCACCATAAGTGAGGGTTGGAGTTTCAGTGATGGAGTAATCGGCTGGCGGGTCAAGCAGCGTTTCCAAACAGTTTTCTGGGTCATAAGTGGTGTCAGCAGGCTCGCCTGCACAGTCGGGCACCTCCTCAGTGCCCCCCCAAGAGACGAGTGCAGCGGGACCCGCATATTCAAACACGGTTTCTTCACAGGAGCGCACAAGCATGTCGGGCGTGGGAGCGCTGTCGTAGGCCTTGCGAATGGTGACGGTGGTGAGTTCGGTGTGGTAAGCGTCGGTTTCAGGGTTTTGGTAGGCAGCGCACTTTTGAGCGTAGGCACCGCCATAACGGGTGCGGATCTGCAGGCGGAGGGCGCGGTCACAACAACCCACAAGGCAGTGGCTCAAGGGCGGGATACCAGGACCAACGCCGGTGAGCACCTCACTTTCATCATATTCCGGCAGGCAAAGCATGCGGTTAGGGTGTCCAAATTGCGCCGACGTTGCGGCCTTCCTCGGTGCCGTCAGAGGCGTCACACACGCTCACGTTAAGGTTGGTTGTGGTGGGCTGCTGGCGCATCACCGCCCCATCCACCACATGAGCGATCAAGCGGTAGGTGATGAGCGTGTTGAGCGTCGCGTCAAAATCATCCACCACCGGCGACCCACTGGTATGAATCACCAACGGGTCTGCGTCTGTGAACTCCGCCGACGTCAGAAAAAAGTGGGCACCGAAGACCAGATCAAAGGTCGCCTTCACATACACCCAAAAACTTCCCGTCAAACTCAGATCATTGCCATCTTCACCGATGGGCTCACCGCTCAAGGTTGGAATCCGCCCCCGTGCCGTGCCCGCGTGGATCGTCCCCTCATAATCCCCTGCCTCATGGATGTAAAAAGGGTGGATCACCAAACCACCCCCGCCACCGCGCCGAAACCGCCCACTCATCGAGATCGTCGTGCCTTGCGGCCCACTGCGCACACGCACCCCTGGCCCACCGCGCACATGCTTCCCCATCGCCGCTTCCTGCGCCAGCTTACCCATCGCGTTGAACCGGGCCGCCGTCAGCGCCGCGCTCACTCGATCTCCCGGCGTCAGTGGTGCCAGATGCTCATTGAATCGGGCCGCGCTCATGAGGTGTAAATCTGGGTGTCCCAGCCGTTGCGCCCGGAAAGTTTCCACTCCCGTGAAATTTCATACACGACGCGGTTCACCACCCCACTCGGGTCGCCTCGGCGGCGGTAAGTAAAGCCCACATACAGCCAGTTGCGCCGCCCCAAGCTGCCTCGGAAGCCCGGGCCTGGCACATCGCCGCTGATTTCCCCAAACCCGCTAACGTGAGGCAGAGAGTAGCTCACGTAATTCTCCCGGTAGGTCATCACCGCGTCCAGATAACTCTCAATGCCCGCCTTGCGGTTCAGGCTCCCATCCACATACGGGTAAAAGCTGTCGAAAACCGCCAACGTATTATCCGCCGAAGGGTATCCCGTGCTTGGGTCGATGAACAAGGCTCCATTCACCGGGGCGCTCGGTTTTCCCGCGATCGTCAGGAATTTCGGATGCGTGGAGATGGGCTGCTCCTCCATGCCGATGATCAGCTCATAACTTGGCTTCTCCAGGTTCTCGTAATTGACCCCGGCATACGAGCACACCGCCTCCGCTCCATCCGCCCCATAGACCAACTCCTGCTGCTCCATCCACAACCGCCCATTGTAGGGGTGCGCTCCACCCAGAGGCCGCGCCGCCTGCAGGATCAGCCCGGCGCCGTAAGGTTCACCCTTGCAAGAGAACACACACTCCCCCTGCTCCAGGCCGTTGCGCTCACGCCGCGTGCGGGCCGAACCCGGCACGACATGAATCGCATAAGCACCTCCGAAAAGATTGATCGCCATACCCCCGCTCCTCTATCAACCCACCCATTCAAGGCTGCACTTGCCGCGCCCGCTTTTGACGGGCCGCCTCGCGATCCGCGAGGGCAAACAGAGCGATGAGTCCAACCGCTCCAACAGCGGCCAGCGCAAACAAAATGCCCGCCACCCACGCGATGATTTGCAGCCAGGTCATGGGGACGCGGAGGTGGTGAAGGTTTAATATTTCGGCTGGACGAGCACCGGTTGCTTGGCGCTGGTGAGGACCTTGCGGACTTCGCGGAGCGCGGCGGCGTCGTCGGCGGTGTAGAGCTGTTTGCGTTCGCCGTAGCCGATGGCGATGGCGGAGAGGGGAGCGAGGTAGGAGCAGCTTGGCAGACTCAAGAGACAGAGGGAGGCGATGAGGAGCTTCGGCGTGTTGGTGCCGAGCCAGATGGCGGAGAGCCAGCCGCGCATGCCGGTGCCGTTTTGCAGCGCTTTGAGCCAGCGCCCGATCATCATCAGGGTGATGAGGCCGAGGCTCGTGTAACCGGCATACTGCGCAGGCACGGCGGCATCCACGGCGGCTTGCAGCGCGGGATCAACGGCCTGTGCGGAGAGTAGGGGGCAGAGGGCGAAGAGCAGGAGGCAGGAGAGGAGGAGGGTTTTCATGACGTGGTTAAGCAGGTGTCAAAAGTCAGAGGGACGAGGTTGACGGGATTGACCGGAGTGACGGCGCTCATTGTTCTCCCTCGCTCATTTTCGCGGCGACTTTGCCGGGCACTTTGCCAAGCTGACTGGCGATGCCGTGGAGACGGCCTTCGAGGTTGCTGATCTGCTGGCCGTGAGCCTTCACGTCTGGGGAGATGCGGCTTTGCTCGGCTTCGACGGTGCGCAGTCTCAGCTCCATGGTCGCGGCCCAAATAGCCCCACTGACGATGATCATGAGCGCGGCCAGGAGGAGCTTCGCGAGGCGCTCCAGGCGAGAGAGGATGAGGTCGATGCGGGAGAGGGAATCTTCGCTCATGTGTGGTTCAAGGTTCAAATTTGCGCGGCAGCGGCGAAGATGGCGTCGATTTGCTCGGGGGTTTGGCCGATGGCTAAAGCGAGGGCGATGACGAATGGGTGATCTCGTTGCACCGTGGTGCTCTGCGCCGTTTGCCACCAGATCTTGCCTTCGACGGTGGTGAGTGCGGCGGCTTCGACTTGCTCGTAAAGCCCGGCTTGAAGGAGTGCAAAGGCCAGTGAGCGAAACGGGACGATGACTGGAGTCGATGGGATGTCGTGGATCTGCCAGCCGAGCGTCAGCGTCTTCTCGGTGTGGTCGGGTGTTTCGGTGCGCGTGAGGTATTGCGCCTCGGTGATTTCTGGCTGCGCCTCTTGAATGACTTCGTAGATTGCAAGCGAGGGATCAAGGCCAATGATTTCCCCGTCGTCTTCGCGTGGGTAGGATAGAAGGAAAGCTTGAGTGATAGTGTTGTAGAGTCTTTTCATGAATTTGGAAATGGTGCCGTCGGAGGTGTGAAGTTTGCGGTGTAGCGAGCCACGCCTTTGGTTACGCGAAATTCATCAATGCGTCCCGGTATGCCGAACGCCCCCGTGACTGTAGCACCCACAACCAACGGCAATGCGCTGCTGCCCACTGCGGCGGATGACGTGCGCGTCCCTTTGGCGACTCCGTCGATGTATAGTGTGAATGAATTGTCGGACCTCACGACGGCGATATAATACCATGTGTCAGCTGTAAGGCCGACAACTGTTATGCCCGATTGAATCACACCTCCTAGGTAAAGCAAAAAATTGTTTCCATCTTGGAAGCGCAGCGCAAAACTCTGCGCGCTGATGTCGAACAAAAAATTCAACCCGCTAATACTTGTCCACCGCACGAAAAATTCGACAGTGAGATTTGACGTGCCGAAATTAAAATCCGCCGAGGCTGAGGCGGAGATGTAATCGTTTGCGCCGTCGAGCAGTAAAGCTCCTGTCCCGAATTTAGGGGCTGTCGTGGTGACTTGCGCGTTGCCAAAAGCAGTTACGGTTTTCGGCGATGTTGAATTGTCCGTGAATGTCGTGCTGCCGTTTGTGCCGTCGCAATGAAGCAAAAGGGAAACGCTCGCAAAATCAGGATCGCCCCCTGCGGCTGCAAATCGGTATGGGTTCAATAAGTTCATGCGCGTGTTCCAATGAGCGTCACTTTCAGTCCAGCGCCCGCAATGGTGCTGCCAACCTGGTCTATGTCGATGGTGATCTCAGCATCGTCTGCCAACCCGGTGTCGGAAATGACTGCGGCGGTGGCAGCGGTGACACTGGTCTTTTCGCTGGCGTCGATGCTGAGTTTGGTGCTCAAGATTGTGCTTCCGCTCTCATTGATGTCCACCACCAACGTGCTACCCGTTGGAGCTGTATTAACAGAGGCGCGAACGGCTGTCAGCGTCATGGCAAAAGGCATTCGGAAAGTGACTTTTGCGGTGCCCGCCGTGAGGGCTGTGGTCTCGTCTGAGACAGCCACGCTGTATTGGGCTGGCAGGCCCACAAACGAGCCGCCTGCGCGATAGAGCAGATTGCCCTCCACCGTGAGATTGCCAGCCGAGCTGCGTGCTAACGTCGTGTCGCTCGCGTGACCGACTTCAAGGCTGCCGACACCTAAAGGAGTGGAGGTGCTGCCGGTGATGCCCGCGACGGGTAGCCCGGTGGCATTGGTGAGGGTGGCTGCGCTCGGGGTGCCGAGGTTCGGCGCGACGAGGGTGGGCGAGGTGGCAAACACGAGCGCTCCGCTGCCGGTTTCGTCGGAGATCACGCCCGCGAGTTGCGCGGAGGTCGTGGCGGCAAATTGAGAGAGCGGATTGCTGGTGAGCGCATTGCCACCACCGCTCAGTGTCTGCATCGTTGGAGCCGCACCCGCACCGTTGCTCGTCAGCACTTGACCGGAGGTGCCGGTGGCGACGACGGCAGGGTTGCCGCTGGCGTCGTAGGTGATGAGGTTGCCCGCCGTGCCTGCGGCCATTTTTGCGAGAGTCACGGCATCGTCTGCGAGGGCTGCGGTAGGTAGCCCCGTGATATTAGAAAGGTTGCCGGTGGTGATGAGAGTGCCTGTCACGTTCGGCAAGGTCCAGGTGCGAGAGGCCGTGAGCGTTGCATAAGCCAGATTCCCGGACAGTGCCCCGCTTTGCGCCAGCACCAATTGATCACCGCGCAGCTCGGCGATGGGGTAGGTAAAACTAGGACCGCTGGTCACTGCGAATGCATAACCAGCCGTCAAACTTCCAGCGCCGTTGAAAACCGCGACCTTCCCCTCGTCCGCCGCACCATTCCCTCCCTCACTGAATCCCAGCAATGCCGCCGTGCCGAGGCCAAGTGTCGCGCGCATCGCCGCATAGTCTGCGGCATTCAGCAGGCTCTGCACGTTGGCCGTGGGTGCAATACCCGCGAACGTGGTGAGGTTGGCGCTGTAGGCCTGGACGTTGGTGCCGATGACGAGACCCAGTAGGGTGCGCATGGCCGCATAATCTGCTGCACTCAGCAGGCTCTGCACGTTGGCCGCTGGAGCGATGCCCGCGAACGTGGCGAGGTTGGCGTTGTAGGCCTGGACGTGGGTGCCGATGACGAGACCCAGTAGGGTGCGCATGGCCGCATAGTCCGCCGCATTCAGCAGGCTCTGCACGTTGGCCGCTGGCGCGATACCCGCGAACGTGGTGAGGTTGGCGTTGTAGGCCTGGACGTGGGTGCCGATGACGAGACCCAGTGAGGCAGCGGTTTGATCACCCGTGTTGGTGCCGCTGAGTGTGCCGCTGGCACCATCGGCGATGGTGATGCCACTGGTCTGCACCACCTTGCCGGTGGTGCCGTCGTAGCGCACAATGGCGTTGTCGGTGGCGCTGGCGGGTCCAACGACATCGCCGCTGCCAGAGCCGCCCGCGACGGCCAATTCTTCGGCTTCATCGTCGTGCGTGAAACCATTGGCTTCAGGAGCGCGGAGTTTGAGCCATTCCCACGGCGTCAGCAGCACCAGCGGATCACCGCCGCCAGCGCCGGTGCGGCGGTGCAGGGAGAAGATCAGGTCATCGCTCTCTTCTGGCGCGTCCGCGCCTGGAATGGTCCATTCCAGCGCCGCCAGCACTTGAAACAGCTCCTTCGTCGGGCTGGCCGCCAGCAGCGCCAGGATGGCATCCGTGTTCAGGCTCAAACGCCCGCTGTAAAAGCCCGTGGCGGCGTTTTCTGGCACCTCAAACTCCGTCAACTCCGCCAGCAGTCCCGCGCTCTTAGTGGCGCGCACGCGCAGCGCCAGCGTGCTGCCGCTTTCCAGCAGCACCGCCTCGCCTTCCTGATGAAAGCGCACCTCCACCCGCTCTCCCGTCAGCGCTTTGACTTCTTGAGTCACCGGACCGCTGCGGGCAGGCCATTCGGCACTGACCACACCATTGAGGAGATTCGCATACAACCGCATACCCACGCGCCCGTATCAACCCAAAACAAAACCGCCACCCCGAAGGGTGGCGGCAACTTGAAACTTCAAACTTCAAACTTAGAACTCAACCCCACTGCGTGTTGATCAAGTAACCCTCGTTGGTGTCGATGATGTGCTCCCCGGTGTTCTGACGCACGCGGACGATGTCCTCGCGGGTCGTCTCATTGCGGTAGGTTTCCGCCGTGTAAAGGCCGTCGCCATCCTCCGTCCAGGTGATCGTGCGGCCGATGCCGCCGTTGTTGAAGTCACCGGCAGCCAGGTTCGCGATGAGCACCGTGCTGGTGCCCCAGATGGCCGTCAGGCTGGCACCGCCACCCTTCTTGCCCGCGTCGTAGTGGCGGCCGGAAACGATGATCTCCTTGACCTCCAGCGCATCCGCAGCGGCGGTGAGGGAGAGCTTCACATTGCCCACGTTGGCGTTGTTGCCGAAGGTGTAGCTCAGGAGCTTCGGCGAGCGGCGCAGGCGGTCCCACACCTGGCGGGCCAGCACAATGCTCACGTCATCCGGATTCACCCCACGCGCTTCCAGGTAGCGCTTGGCATCCTGCACATCCCGGGCGATGTCGATGTTCGCCAAACCGGCTTCCGTGTAGGCCGCCACGCTGTTGACGGCGGTGAAGCCGCTGTTCGCCTCGCTCATCACGAGGTTCGCCACGCGGCGCTCATAGGAGAGGGCCACATTGCGACGCACCAGCTTGGCTTCTTTGACTTCCACGTCGAAGAACTTCGCCATCTCCGCCTGCTCAGTGTCGTCCACCGCGCCTTCGAGCCCGCGATCCACGCAGTCGTAAGTGCTCCATTCCCAGGAGCGGTTCACGCGCTTGTAGGCGCTGTGCGGCGCACGTTCGGTTTCGAGCTCGGTCTTGAGCAGTTCGCCCTTCTCGATCTTGTAGCGCGGGTAGCGCCCGGTCTGGGTTTCGGAGGGGTAGATGCCGAGAACTTTCTCGGCGATGAGGCCTGTTTCGGCTTCACGAGCCTGCTCAAGGAAAGTCTTGATGTCAGGGCGATGGACGGCAGCGGCGTTGGAGTAAGGCATAATCGGATGTCAGTGAAAAGTTCGTTCTGGGTTTCAGGAAAAGGATCAGGCCAGGTCGGCATCCACCGCGCCTTTCAGCACGCGGAAGTTGATCACCATCAGCGCGTTGAGGGCGTTGCTGGCGTGCAGGTTCGTGATGACGATGTCGAAGCTGCCGTTCGTCACGTTCTTCACGCTGAAGGCAGGCGTTCCCGCGCCGTTGTAGGTGGTGCTCAGGACGGGGATGTCCTGCGCCTCCACCGTGGTGTTCGTCACTGTGAAGGTTTCCTCAGCGGCAGCGGCAGTGGTCAAAGCCACCGTGGTGATCTGGCCCACACGCTTGCTCAGGGTCACCCCCGTGCTGGCGCTGGTGATCTGCGTCACCTTGCCACCTTGACCGGCCACCGGATCAGCGGTCTGCTCCTTGGGCAGGTAGCGGATGGCCCCTTCAACCGCGCCGATGGCTTCGAGGGCGACGCCGATGAGCGCACCGGCCGCACGCTTGGTGATCATGCCGTTGGCAGCCGCTTCAAGTTCATCACCGATGGCGATGGCGGACGCGCCGGAGTTGTGACCCCAGTGCTGGCCGTAGGCGAGTTCGATGATCGTGCCGTAGGACTTCGAAACAACGGTGGAGTCGATGTCCGTTTGCAGCGTGCCATCAGCGCGGGTGCCGGGACCGGCATACACGAGCTTGTTGCTGCTGTTGATGGAGACACGGCGATTGGCCGCGAGAGCGCCGCTATTGGCGTAGAAAGTGTGGCGATTAGAGTCCTGCATGATCGTGAAAAAGTGAAAGGTTCAGGGATGGGTTTCAGGACGGCTCAGGCGTGGCGCGGGCGGATGCCGCGAGCCACCTGCCAATCTTCATAGAGGTCGGGGTGGTGCTTGGTGGCGAACTCGACCGCACGGGCCTGCACCGTCACCTTGCTTTCCGCAGGAGCCGCCTTGGCGAACTCCGTGGCGTAGTGCGCCGTGGCCTGCTCGAAGGTCGTGATCTGGCCGCCGCCACCCTGCGGCTTGGCCGCGAAGAAGGTTTCGGCTCCGGCGCTGGTCTTGCCCTTGGTAGAGGCGAACTTGCGCAGCTCGGCGTTCTCGGCCTGCAGCGCTTCGATCTGGCCTTTGGCCTGTGCCGCGAACTCGGTGAGCTGGCCCGTCTTGGCCTGGAGCGAATTGAAAGCGATGACTTCCTGGCGCTGGGCCTCAGCAGCCTCACGGGCGGCGAGCGCCTGATTCACCGCGTGCTGGCTCATGATGCTGAACGCGGTGAGGACATCCCCGCGTGCCATGGCCGCAGCGGCTTCAGCAGGCACACCTTCAGCGGCCTCGCCGCCTTCGCCTTCTTCACCCTCGCCACTGCCGTCGTCATCGCCATCGGCGTCCTCGGCTTGCTCAGCCAGCGAGAAGGTGCCGTCGCCGTTATCGACGAGCGTGCCGTCTTCGAGACCGGCCTGGATTTCCTCTTCGGAGATTTCGTCGTCGTCGCTGCCGCCCTCTTCCATGGCGTCCATGCGCTCATTGATGGAATCGAGTTTGTCAGAGAGAGCCTGAGCCCAGGCGGGCATCTGCGCATCGGCAGCAGGAATTTCAACAGGGGAAGTAGATGGGTTAGCCATGCTCTCTGGCCCGCTGTCAACACCTCGCGCTGAAAACATCCCCTCGGGATTCGCCGCCGGGCTGGCCACGAGGTCCGTGCTCACCAGCTCCGTGCATCGGGCAAACAGCTTCGTGCCCGCCACCACCGCTTGGCGCTGCCCCCCCTTGAGCGTGTAGTGCTGCTTCAGTTCTTGGTCGAAATACACCGCCGTGCCATCCGCCAGCTCGGGATCGCCCCGGAAGGCCACGGAAAGCCCCACGCTCTCCGGCATCTTCTCCGCCATCTCCATGAGATGCGGCGTCGTCGGGTAAGTTTTGAGCAGCACCCAGTCTCCGCGCACCTTGTCGCCGTCGATGCGGAAGTTGCACAGGTAGCCATTCACCGCATCCACCCCACTGCCGTGATTCGTCTTCACCGGCACCTTCCCCATGCCCACCGCGCATTCGTAGATCTGCTTCAGCGTGGTCTTATCCACCTGCAGCCCGTGGCCCTTGGCCTCCAAATCTCCGGTGATCATGGAGACCCCATGGATGGTCCCCTTATCCGCATTGACGACGGCGTCCTTGCTCTTGACCTGAAACGTGTGAACGGCAGAAAGTGTGCTCATAGGCACCACGCCCGCCGTCAACGGAGCCGCAAGGCTCCCCTCGTCCTACTCGTCCTCCTACTCGAACTCGTCCTCGATCAATCCCCACTCACCGGGAAATTTCGGCCAGTCTTGCCTTGGCTGTAAAGCACCTCGCCCAGGCCTGGCACACGTTCACGATGCCGCCCACGTCCCGGTTTGCTCATCCGCACGCGGCCTTGCAGCTTGTCGCGCCCGGTGCGTGCCAGTCCCTCCACCTTGCGCAGGCCGCCCGCCAGCAAAGAACGTCCTTTGACCGTGCCACCCAGCAGTCCCGCCGTGCCCAGCGCCGCCGCTGCCGCGCCGGGCACCAGCAGCTTCGACTTCTTCGGATCTTCCCCGTAAGCCTGCCGCATCGTCACCGGGTCCGCCCCACCCGTCACGTTCGCCACAAACTGCCCATCGCCGTCGCGAGGACGGTTGAACTCGGTGGAGACACTGCCATCAGGGAGAACTCCGCCAACTCGTGCCCCATCCCCTTTGCGAGGTGATTCCTTCGCGCTTTTCTTCAAATTGCGGGGACGTCGATACAAACGATCCACCGCCGCGCCTGCCACCCAACCAATCGAAGCCCGAGGCGTGCCCGCATAAGTCACTGCATTGCGCTTCAGATGAGCCAACACACCTTTTTGCTTTCGGATGCCACCCTCTTCATCGCGATGATACCCTCCCGCAAAATTCGTCATTCGTCCTTCTCCATCGCGAGGACGAGCGAAGGCAAACGAAGGGAGCGCGGACACTCCTGTCCGCATCTCGGTCTTGTTTTTTCGATACCGTGCACGAGCCGCGGCACCCGCGCCTACGACGGCACCCGCGCCCACGACGGCACCCGTGACGGCTCGTTTAGCAGATTCAGCATTCTGGATCCGGGCAAGCCGCTCAGCGATGCGGGAGACTTTTCGCCTCTCAGTATCATCAATGCCATCTAACCTGCCATGCACCTCGACCCCCCCGTCATCAACACGCACCTTACGGCCAGATTTCTGGATTCCAACCTTCATACGCCGTGAACGCACCCCGGCCAGATCTTGAACAAAAGTGCCCACCGCTTTCTTGAAGTCCATCGACTTGAACAGCGTCAAAGCCGCATCGACCTGGCGGGAGAGTTGAGTGAGGGGGGGCATGGGAGGAAAGGATGAAATTTGAAGGATGAAGGATGAAGGTCACTTGAGCAGGCCGGCGACCTTACGCAGACCCATTACGCCCTTGATCTTGCGCACCACCGGCTCAGCGTGATACTTCGCCTGCACCATGCCGCGCTTCATCATGCGCTTGCCGGCTTTCATCGCATCGGTCACACCCTCACCATAAGCCGTGGCCCGCGTCGTCGGGAAGCCGTATTTCTTCTTGGCGCGGTTCATGATCGCTTTGTCCGCGATGATGGCACCTCCAGCTAAAATACCGCCCGTGGTAGCTGCCGCCGCTTTTTTATTGGCAAAACGACCGGCAATCTTTGCAGCTTTTTCATCGTCGCGGGGGTCGTCCTTCATCGCAAACTCCGCCAGCGCCTCATCCATCTTCGCTTCGAGCGCGATGATCTGGTCGGCGCGGGTGAACTTGACCTTGCGCAAGGCCGCGATTCCTGCGCCGAGCATGCCTTTGCCCCCAGTGGCTTTCCCCATCACCATGGCACCCTTGCGAGCTTGCTGGTAGCCTCCCGCCAGGTTCTTGCCATACTGGCCCACACGGCTGTTTCCCACGGCACCTTTGAGTTTGTCCACGCCTTCTTGGGCCACGGACTTGTAAGCCTCCCACGGGCGCACCGGCCCCATCGCCGCTTCCGCGGCCCGGTTCATCACGGCCCCATGGAGTTTCTTCGCGCCATACACGCCCGCACCCACGGCAGCGGTGCCCACCGCCGCACCAACCACCCGGCGGTTGCGGCGCTCCCGCTGCGCCTGCTCCCACGGGTATTCCCCCGCCGGATTCGCCGCCAGGGCAAACTCGTTCAAGGTGGTGTCAATCGAAGCAGAAAGGGCGGTGATTTGGGCAAGGCGGTTCATGCGGGGGAAGTTTGCGGTTGTTTGCCGTGGATGGCGATGGTTTGCGGTTGTTAAGCGGTGGCTGTCAATCAAGCCAGACTTGGAGAAGAGGAGACTCAGAATCTCCCCATCTCAAAGTCTCCCAGTCTCCCAGTCTCCTAGTCTCCTAGTCTGGCCCTACGCCGCCGCACTCGCCCCCCCCGGCTTCACCACCTCCCACAGCCTTTCAACTCTTCTTCTTCATCCGCGCCAATTTCATCTCCAGCTTCCGCGCCAAAGCGCGGTAATGCAGCGCTCGTCCATGCGCCGTGGCACCCACCGCATCAAGCTCATGCGTGAGCTTGTCAGTGAGCGGATGCAGCGAGCGTTTCGACTGGGAAGGAGAGGAAGTAGGCATGGCAGAGAAGGTGAATCATCCCTGCCATGCGTCAACCTACGCCGCCGCTGGCGGTTGCTTGGGCGGCTGCGGCTTGAAGTTCACCGCTTGGATATTGGTCGGCTTCTTCTCAGCGCGCATCTTCCGCACCTTCTGCAACGCGGCACGGATCTTGGCACGCTCCGCCTTCACAGCGTTCGTCACCTGCCGCCCCATCAGCTTCCGCATGGCCGCCCCGCCTGCCAGCGTGCTCGTCAGCGCTGCCCCGGCCCACAGCTTGCGCTCGTTCTCCACCTTCTCATGCCAGCGCTTCGGGCGGCGATCCCGCTGCCCGGCCTGCGGTGCAAACACCCGCGCCGAGTTCCCCCGCGCATCGCGGATGTCCCAGCCCACATCGAGCGGGTCCGCGAACTGCGTGAGCGCCTGAATCGCCATGCAGTTCCACCGGCGCAGGGCCGCACCCTTCGGCGTGAGCTCACCCCCCTTCGACGTCGCCCCCGGCATGCCGCCCATGCGGGCGCAGAACGACTTCCGCCGCCCCGCCGCTTCCGAGCCTGCCTTCAGCTTCGAGGGCTTCGTCGTCACCGGCCGCTTGAGGTTGCTGCCATGCTCACGGTTGTAGCTCTTCCGAAAGCCATCGTTGAGCCCTCCCGTGCGGGCATGCCGCTTCGCGTTGTAACCCGCGAACGGCTTCTCGAACTGCGTGAGCGCCTGGAGCAGCAGGCGGTTCATCTCCCACTTGCCGGTCTTGCCGTTGTAAGTCGGCTGCTTGGGAGCCGCCACGCCCGGCTTCGGCTTCCGAGGCTGCTTCGGCTTCGACGCGGCCTTTTGCGGCGCAGGCGTGTTGGAAATCTGCGACTGCCCCCAAACGGAGCCGCCGCCAGAAGACGCGGAGGCCGGGGGAGGCGGCGACTTGGAGACGGGAGTTTTGGAGACCGCAGGCTTGGCCGGGGCAGGGGACTTCGGCTCCGGCACCAGATTCAGCTCCGGTCCCTTCGCCGCTGTTTTCTTCTTGGCCTTATCCAACTCAGCCGCCTTTTTACGCGTGGCTTTGGCCTGCGCCTCCGTCTGCTTCAAGATGTCCGCAGGCGTGCTCTGCGGCTTGCCCGTGACTTTGGCATTGTGCGCGGCCCGCGCGGCTTCCGTGCCTTCATCCGGGAAGACGTTCGCCAGCTTCTTGTTCGCCCAGGTCCGCGCTTTGCCGATCGCCTCCTCACCCTTGCGCACGGCCCGTGCTCCCACCTTCGTGTGGCGGCCCACGTAGCCTGCCGCCAGCAGCCCCGCCCCAGCGATGAGCTGATTGCGCCGGCGCTGGAACCACGGCTTTTCCCACTCGCGCTTCTTCTCGCGGCCCCAGCGATCTTTCTCACGCGCCTCACCCTTGGCCGCCTTCACCGCATCGCGCACGAGTCCACCGCCACGCTCGGACACCTTGCGCACGGTGTCCGCCTTCCGCAGCGCGGAATGCAGCACCTGCCCGCCCGCCACATCCACCGCCTTGTTGGCTTTGATGTCGGCCATCGCCCCTTGAATCTTGGCGATCTGCTCCGGCGTCAAATCCCGGCCCAGCAGACGACGGCGCAGCTTGTGGTAATCCCCCACATCCGCCCGGCGATACCCCTTCTCACCCTTGAGCCACTTCGAGAATGGATCCACGAAACGGCTGTTCTCGAGATCGGCAAGTTGTTCATTGCCCCCGAACTCATGAATCGCCCGCAGCGCCAGCGCATTGAACTCCCCCTCCTCCTTCCGCTGCCGCAGCCCCCCGGTCAGGAACGAACCCGCCGCACCTCCGACAATCCCACCTGCGTTCTCCGTCGCCAAAGCGCCGACGCGAGCAGCCCGCTTTGCCCAGACACCCGGCCCATACTTTTGGCGAATAGCCCGATACACCTTGCTGCGCATTTGACTCCCCGCATATGCCCCGCCCAGCGTCCCTGCAACGGTCCCCAGCGCCCCCAGGATGAACTCGTTCAACGCCTGCCGCGACTGCATCCGCTTCTCCGGCAGTGCCCGCACGGGTAGCCCAGTATCCGCGTCGATCAGCGGCCCTTTACCCCGATGCACCGTCTTGTCGCGCTTCGCCGGATTCCGGCGGCGGGCCATCACCTCCCGCTTCCGCGCCGCTTTCTTCGCCCATTTCATCAAGCCAGGACGCGCCTTCACAAGGCCTGCCGCCCCCAATCCCAGGCCAATCCCTGGCAGCAGATTGTCCTTGATGTTGCGGCCGATCGCCCCAACCACCTTCGCCGCGCGATTGTGCAGTTTGGGTGTGTTCAATTCTTCATCTTCAGCGCGGTTGATTTTCTTCTGCTTCATTGCCCGTGCCAGCAGCGCCGCCGCCGCACCCGCACCCGCCACCTTGCGGTTCACCCCACGCCGACCCTTGAGCAGCCCACCCCCGGCCAGCGCCAAACCCGCGCCTCCCGCCGCATGCAGCGGATAGGACATCGTGCCACCCTCCGCATACGCCTTGGCGAGCGCCGCCTTCGTTTTACCCATCACCGGTTGCTTGTCCTTGGGCGTCATTTTCTCATGCGCTTTGCGGGCCAGCTTCTCGGCAATCTTCCCGCCAGCCAGTTGCGCAGCCACCGGCAGCAAACCTGCCGCGATGGCGTAGCCTTTTTTCGGCCCCACATCAATCTTTACGCCACCCAAAGGATGCCCACCCATCTTCGGCATGGTGAACGTGTCACGCGGCGCTTTTTTCAAGAGGCTCATCGAACCTTTCAAACCAGCCACCAGACCACCCGCTTGGCCCACCTTGTCCGCTCCAGCCGCTAGGTATTCACGCTTCCGCCAGCCGTCCAACCGCTCATTCTTCGGCTCCTGATCCTTGGAACTTGGCACCTTGAACGTGAAACTTGGAACTTGGCTTTCCAACAGCCGCAGCTTCTTGCCGATCCGCACCGTGCGCTTCGCCCACAACGGCGCAGGCTTGGCAGCGGCCTCCCGCATGCCACCCTTGAACGCATCCGCCGAATCCGTGACCACCTTGCGGGCCTTGCGATACACGCGGCCCATGTCGGCACCGATGCTGGTGGCGTTCTGAATGTTGTCCGTCACCTGCGGCACCTGGCGCATGGCGGCACGCCCGCGCTTCGCCAGTCCGGCGATGGCCTTGCCGCCTTGGTGCGCCAGATACCCAGCACCTCCCACGGTGGCCGCACCGCCCGCGATGAGCGCCCCATCCCGCGTCTTCTGCCAGTTGTCCCGCTGCGGTAGCTGGACGATCACCGGCTCACGCCGCCGGGCAAAGGCCTGCACCGGACGTGGATCATCGTGCATCCATGAGCCGACAACCTTGGCAGCTTTGATGAACGGTTCTACAACCGCCTTACCGCCTTTAGCCACCGCCCGTCCCACGGCTTTCCCCCCCCGCGTGACCGCACTCGGCAGCGCCACTGCCTCCTCGATATTGGCCGCTGCTTTGCGGCTGCGGATCGCTGTGCGCCCCCAGGCACGAGCGGAGGCCTTCACCTGCGGCGCAACGTCGTTGATAGCCTTCCGCCCCGCACGATAGAGCTTCACGCCGCCGATCCCCGCCGCCGTGATTCCACCCAGCCCGGCCACATCTTTGGCAAGGCCGATCTTGTCCCGCAGATCCCGCACGCGGTTCTTGCGGGCCTCCTCAAAGAGGTGCAGGAGCATGGCATTGACGCTCATCTGCTTCTCTTCACGCTTGCGTTTCGTCATCGCACCCACGGCAGCACCACCAACCGCCGCGCCTCCCACCGCGCCGCCCACCAAGGCACGGGTCTGGTAGCTCTTGCGGCCCTGCCCGGCGATGTCGCGGGCGTGATGCTCGCAGTTGTTGCCGATGAGGCACAGATCCCCCCGCTTGGCCTTGCCCTGCGCGGCATCGTGGCGTTTCTCCATGCCTTTGGCCCACTCACCCCACTTGCTGGAATCCTTCGGCAGCGTGTCGCTGTCCACATGGATGCGATTTCCCCGGGAGAAACCGTCCTTATCCACCATGCGCTGGCCGTGCGCCTTGGTCTTTTCGATCACGCGACCACCTCCGGCACCCACACCGTAATGCCGCTGTGGGACGCCCAGGAAGTCATCCACCTTCAGCGCCGCACCAGCCAGCTTCGATCCCTTGAGCGCCTTCTTTTCGAGGCGACGCCGCACCGTCTTGCCGCCGATGTTTACCACACTGGCAGGCGTGGTCAGACCCTCATGAGTGTAAAGCACCTTACCCGCCAGCTCCTCACCGTCCTTCAAAGGACGCCCCCGCCGGATTAGGCGCGGCAGCGTGCGGGCACCCAGCACCGCGCCCGCCGTGGCTCCTGCCGCAATCGCCGCTTTGCGCTTCCATCCAGATTTCTTTTTCTCCTGCTCGAACTGAGTCAAAGCCGCGCCATTCGCCATCTGGCAGCCGCATCCGCCCGCCTTCGTGCCCAGCCGCGCCGGCGTCAAATCCAGCACATTCAATGAACTGGTGATGCCTGCCCGCTCCGCTTTGGCCAGGAAGTGATGCCCATCGATGATGCGGTCATTCATCAACAGCACATACTTGCCGCCAGCCTTGATCTTCCCCAGCACCTCAGCCGCAGCGCGACTGGCCCGCAGGGTGCCTAGCGCTTTCCGCGCCGTCTTGAGGTTCATGGGGTCGGCCTTGCCGAGCAGTTCTTTCACCGTCATGCCGTAATGCACCACCGGCGTGCCTTTCTCGGCATCCACAAACCGCAGCACGTCCTGTTGCACCTCCTTGGGCAGGCCAGAGAAGGTCATGTCCTCGATGTAGGCGCTCAACTGCGTCTCCGCCGGATTCGCGCCGATGTTGGAGACGGCCTTGACCACCTTGCGCTTCAGGCGCTTTTTGACGGTCTTGACCGCGTCTCCCAGCGTCGGCTCCGTGGGCGCTTTCGGCAGGGCTTCGGCGCGGAACTTGGCACGGGCGGCTTCCACGGCTTGATTGGCCGCGCGGGCATTGCTCAGATCCTTGCGCTTCTGCTGCGCTTTCATGAGCCGCACCCGGCGCGGATTCCCGCCAGGCGCTTTGGACAGCAGACCGCTCAGCGGATTCCCGCCTGCCATGGCACTGCGCAGGGCATTGCGCCCGCGTGCGCTGCACAGCACCAGCCCACCCGCTGCCAGCGTGCCCCCGGCGGCGAGGGCGGCTTTCTGCCCCGGCGTGAGCGGTTTTTTACCATCCTCGAAACGCCAGTCGCCACCCCCAGCCACGGAGTCGGCGGTGTCCTTGCTTGGTTTGGCGATGAGGCCCAGGCCCGCGCCTGCGGCCCCGCCAACCCGAGCGCCATGAATCGTCAGCGTCCTGCGGCGCGTCCGCGCCACCTTGCGCACCACTTGGGGGAGCTTGACCTTGCCATCCAGCACCATGCTGCCGAGGTAGGCTCCAGCCGTGCCGGAGATGAGCGCGTCCCGCAGGCGATCCCGCACCGTGGGCCGCGCCTCCTTTTTGGCAAAACAGATCAACTTGGAACCTAACACTTGAAACTTGAAACGGGGTGAAGCCATAGACCTCCCCGCCGTGTCAAATGCCCGCGCCGTTGACAAGCGGCGGAAGACCTCTCCGAGGGTGCACAACCCTCACTCCATAGCCCACGCGGCAGGTCGCAAGACCTGCCGCGTTTTTTGTGGCTACCCGCCGAACTTCCACGCCTCCTCCTTCTCCCACAGATACACGCGCCGGTTCTGCTCCTCGGAGAGTCCCTCGTGGAAGACGTAGATGTGCGTCTTTTTGGCTTCATCATGGATCCTCACCCGCCGCATGTCCGCCGTGTGCATGAACTCCTTGCCATCACACGGCCCCCGATGGGCATAACCGCGCAGATGATCAGGTTTGCTGGTGATTGTTTCCGCCATGCTCAATACGGGATGTCATCATCCGCCGGAGCTGCGCCTGCCTCCTCATCCTCCGCCGCCGGGCCTTTCTTCTTGCGCTCCAGGTCGAACTTCTTTACCCGTGCCGTCGAGCTGCCCTTGTCCATCATCTGCCGCGCCATGGCGAAGAGCACGGGATTGAGCACGTCGGCATGCAGCCGGATCTCGGACCAGGTGTTGCCATGCCCGTCCTCGAACTCCAGCTCGTAACCGATCTCTCGGTAATCAATGGTGGGTTTCTGCGCGCCAGGTTTTTGATATTGCCCCACAGGGAGGCACAGCCGTTTGGTGATGTGAGCCATGCCCCGCCCACGGCGTCAACGGGAGCCAGACTGGGAGAAGAGGAGACTGGGAGAAGAGGAGTGGAGGAAATTCAGAGTCTCCGAGTCTCAAAGTCTCCCAGTCTTCACCCCTCCGGCACCGCCTCCTCCGCCTCCGCCAGATCCAGCCCATAGCTCACGACGAGGATCTGCACCGCCTGCTCCCGCGTGAGCTCGCCACGGTTCATCTGCTTCATCACATCGAGCAGGCCTTTGACCGCATCCTTGCCATGCGCCGCCGCGAGTCCTGCTGGCACCGGTGGCATGCCTTCTTGACCGGATTGACTGGATTGACCAGATGGACCTTGCGGACCAGCCGCCTGATCGAGCACCGCACCCTCGGCAGCGGGATCTCCCCGGCCATTCATGGCGGCCATGAGCTGCGTGGCATTCTGCCAGCGTTGGCTTTGCAGCTCCACCGGCACGCCGGTCTCCGCCGCCACACGCTGGCGGGTCTGCATCTCGCGGGCCTGGGTGTAGCAGTGCTCTTCGAAGTCGCCGCCATACTTGCCTTCAATGAGGTTGCTCTCACTGAAAATGCCTGCCGAAAGGAGGGAGATGTCGGCATTCGTGTCGTGGCCGACGTCGCCGGTGATGTCGGGTCCAAAACCCCAGCGGCCTTTGCCAAACTTCGGATGCGCCGGGATGAGGCCCAGCGCGATCCCCCGCCGCAGCACGCGATCCTTCAACGGATCCAGCATGCGGGTCATGGCCACCGTGCGGATGTCGTCGAGCGTGCGCTTCATCTGCGCCACCTCGATGCGGGCCGTGACGCCGCCAAGCAGCGCCAGATTCCACACGAAGCCGAACGGCACATTGAGCCCCACACTGATCTCCCGCACCTTGGCCTCAAACCACGCCATGAAGGCTCCCGAAGGCCGTGAGGCACCGGGGGCGAATTCGATCCTCTGCCCCCCCGTGAGATTCTGGATGGTGCCGGGCTTGACGCTGTATTTGTTCCCACCGTCCGGCTTCTTCTCGGAGTCGAAGGCCATCGCCGCCTGCTCACTAAACGGCGTCTCGTTGTAGGTGAAGGCCGCGTAGCTGGCGGCGAACTTGATGGCGTCCATCTCCGCGCCGAGCGCCTCATAGAGATCCCGCATGTGGGGCAGGGCCGGGGCACCCCAGCTCACCCCGCGATACTGATCCACCCGCAGCGGGTCAAAAACGTGCAGGAACCGCTCCGGCGGCAGCTCCGCCTCCAGGTCATACTGATTCGAGGGCTTGCGCTTGTAGATCTCGTAAATCAGCGGCTCTCCGTGCTCGCCCAGTTTGATGCCTTGCACCTTCTTTTCATCCGGCATCACCGGCATCGTGGGATTGCCAATGCGATCCGCCTCGATCCCCCGGATGCGATATTCCCCGCTGGCCTCGTCGTCATGCAGCGCCAGGCCGAAATCCCGGTCCCGCAACATGCTGCGGATGCCCAGTCGGGCGATGACAGGGAAGGGGTGCCGCTGCGTCAGGTCGGCGCGTTTGCCCCACTCCTCCCAGTAAGTTTCATGCGCCTCATCAATCGCCGCGTCCCCGGTGCGGCTCTGCCACACGATCTTGCCCAGCGCATACTGCGTGGTGCGCGTGAGGATGCCGCGCCAGAGGCAGAAATTGCTCTCCATGTCCCGGCTCTCCCACATGAGCTGGATGGCGTCCTGGGAGACCCGTGAACTCTCCGGGCTGCCATTGCGAAACAGGCTCCCGCCCGCCGTGCCCCGCCGCCCCGTGTTCTTGGCCCCATCGTAATCGAAGCGAGTCAGGAGCGCCCGCGACGCCATCCGCTCCACCCCCCATTTCGGCGACACAACGGCCACGGCTTTGTCAATGAACGAGGTGAATGCAGACGGTTTTCCCATGCCTGCCCCGCCGCGTCAACAGAACCAAACCGTTTCAAGTTTCAGGTTCAAAGTTCCAAGCTCCCAAACCTTGAACTTTGAACTTTGAACCTGAAACTCAAAACTCACAACCCCAACACCTTCCGCACCAGCTTCCGCTGCTCCTCCGCCCCGGCGGCCCGCGCTTGCTCCACGATGAGCTTCATCGCCCCGGTGACGTCCACCTCGATGTCGGAGGGGATTTGCAGCGTGACGCCGTAGCCCATGAACACGCCCCAGAGGGGGGATTCCGTGGGCATCGCCTTCATGCCCACCGCCGCCATGGCCCGCATCGTCACCGGCGGGCAGGCGGTGTCGAGTTCTTGAAGGTGATCGTAGTGCGCCATGGTCAGAAGGAAATCCAGGTGATGGTGAAAAATGAACGCTGGATGAGCACATTGCGCAGGACCGCGATCTCCGGGCAGCAAGTCCACACCAGCGGCATCATGAACGCCAGCATGCAGATTCTAAGGCGTGGCCGAAGGTTAAAAAAAACACGCATCAACTTCATGCTTTACCCCTCCCGTCAATACCCGCTGAAACTCACCGTGCCCCGATGGCTGGTGCTGGCGTGGCTGCGCTCATTCTGCACCCGCACCGCTGCCCGCAGCATGTCGTCGATCCGGCGCAAATCCTGCGTGTAGGCCTTGCTGCCCACGCTTTGGGAAAGGTAGCCACTCCGGGACTTTTTCAGCCGCGTGACCTCCTCCGTCAGCTCCTGCGTGGAAAACGACTGATAGACTTCGAGGTGATCCGTGTAGGCCATGCCTGCCACGCCCCGTCAACGCCGCCACATCGCGAGGATCATCCACACCAGCAACACGCCAGCGGCAAACACCGCGCCGCAGGCTGTGGCCAGGTTGTGCGGCGTCATCATACCGTGAAACGGATGCGGCTGCGGATGCTGGACGCAGCGCGTTTCTTGCGTAGCACGGCACCCCCCTCCCGACTGCCCGCGCCATCCGTGTTGCCTTCGATGGTGGGCACATCGCCGTTTTTATCGACCGCGCCCGTGGCGATGCCGACGTGTGAAAACTTGAAAATCACGATGTCCCCGGCACGGATGTCATTGCGGTGCGGCTTGCGTGTGTGTGTGCTGGCATCCTGTGTCTGGCTCCAGTTCTCCAGATCCCACGCGCCCGCCGTGCGGGGCCGCTTGAAAGTCTTCGTTTCCGGCACACCGCTGATGCGCAGCGCCTCGCGCACGCACCAGCACACAAACGCCGCGCACCACGGCCAGGACTTGTCCGCTGGTAGCCAGGTCGCCGCCTTGTATTCATTCACGCGCGGACCGCAGTTGCTGCCGTTGATTTCAGTCACACCGAGTTCCTGCGAGGCCACAGCCACCAACACAGGAGGTAGTAAAGGAGCGCTCATGCCCCGCGCCCCGCGTCAACGCCCCGCCTGCTTTCATCCATCATCCTTCCTCCTTCCTCCTTCATCATTCATCATTCATCCTTCATCCTTCCTCTTTCCGCCCTTCCCACCTTGACGCCCAGCGTGAAAGCCCGCACGCTCCACCCCCCTCGCCACGCCGACACCATGCAGACGCTCCACATCCCATCCAGCTACGACGTGTGGCTCACGGGATTGAAGCACCACCTCGACCGCCATCGCGGCTCCAAAGCGGAGCTGGCCCGGCATCTGGCGCGGAGTCACGAGATCTCCGAAGCCGGGGCCGTGGTGAAACTCTCCCGCATCCTGGGCGGCACGCGCAAACCAGAGATCGAAGTCTTCTTCGACATCGCCGTATGGCTCCAGCAGCGCCAGGACGCGCTGAGTGAGCCGCCCCTGCCAGAGGACGCCCCACTCCCACCGCGCCAGGCCGTGACCTACTGGCAGACCCCGCCACCGGCCCCGGCCAAAGTGGCCGAAGGCCAGGCCAGGGAAGGGGAGTAGCCCCGCACCAGTCAACACGGTCAATCCGGTTGCCCCTCCCCGCGGCACGCTGCGGCTGCACACGCACGCGGACGTTTAATTATGAATAGTTAAGCATAACGAGAAAGATCAACTTTCGTTTGCAAATCCTATCCAAACGGATAAGATAGTGATGTTCTCCGATGTGAATCAGCTGAACGTGAAGCAGGGCATCCCCTGCAATGGATTTTTTCAAAAGATGCCCCGCGCGTCTTACGGAAGTCCGTGCCCATAGGCTTCCCTATATAGGGAAGCCGCCCAAACGGAAAAGCGAGCCGTTTAACTCGCTACTTCTAGCCCCCTACCTCTTATGTCTCAAAATTCTAAATGGTTCAGCATCGCCAAAGATGCCATTGCCCCCCGCGCTACGGAAATTCTCGATAGCATTCACAGTGCCATCACTGGCGCGATTCCATGCCTTGGCATTGTGCGATACAATGCCAAAATTGAAGGCGTGTCCCTGAAAGAACTGGTTGCCAAGTATGGCGACGGCACGCGCAAAACTTTCGATAATGCACTGCCCCACGCTGAAGTTTTGCGTTTTTGTGAAGGAAAGTTGCCAGAATCGGCTTACTTCGCCATCACCTACGCGAAAGCAAGAGAAATTCGTGCCGCGTTTGAAGCGCACAAAGACAATACCGCCGCGAAAGAAGCCGCCGAAAAATATCTCTCCGTTTCCAAGTTTCGCGGAGCATGGGCGGATGAACTCATTAAACGCATTAATGAGGCCGCTAAGAAGCCGGAAGCCAAGCCGGAAGATGGCAAGCCGGAAGATGGCAAGCCCGAAGATGGCAAGCCCGAAGATGGCAAGCCCGAAGATGGCAAGCCGGAAGATGGCAAGCCGGAAGATGGCAAGCCCGAAGATGGCAAGCCCGAAGAAACGGCTACGCTAGATCAATTCCAGTTTATCACTGAGCTGGAAAAGCTCACACGCCGACTTTCGCCAGATAAGGCGGAAATCACGCGCTCCATGCTGGCTCGCGCGGTGAATGATGCGACCGCATGGCGCAAATTCTGCGGTCTTAGCGAGGAAGCCGCCCCCCCTGTCAACGTGATTCCACTTCACACGCCAGCGAAGAAACGCGAGAAAAAGGCTGCTTAACCTGCCAAGCCTCACGCGAGGCGCGGAGAAATCCGCGCCTCGTTTTTTTGACCTGGTTCCCGAAAGTGGCGCGTCCGCGCTCACCGGGAGAATCATGCCCACCCCTGTCCCTATGTAGGGACGCTGTTTGAAACGTCCACTGCTCTTTTGCCATGAAATCGTCCGACTCATTTTTCCAAGAGGGGCTGCCGCCCCACCTCTCCCGCCCGCGCTGCCACGGTGAATTTTTCGAGGAACCCCTCACCTACGAGAGCGGCTTCCACAACGCGGACATCGTGCTCTCCGGCGACGGCGTGCATGCCGCCACCTCCGGCGGGCAGGTCATCCTCGTCCGCCATCCGAACGCGCTGTCTCCCGGCATCTACGGCAAGTTCAAGGGCCGCCTCATCAAGGCCCGCAGCAAGGCGTCCATCCGCGAGCGCCGCTGGCTCGATCCCGCCGAGCACGCCCGCATCACCGCGCATCAGGAGCGCAAGCACCGCCTCGCCCATCCGCTCAGCTACCGCAAGCCGCCACCCAAGCCCTCCAAGGCCGAGCGCGAGCGCCTGCACGCGGAGCGAGAACGCGCCGACTACGCTGCCGAGCAGAAACGCCTGGCCACCGCCGTGCCACCGGCCCCGCCGGAAATCGTCTGCCCCATGGAAGCTGATCGCCTAACCCTGCTGGCCCGCATCGCCGCGCACAACGCGCCGCAGGTGCAAGGTGCCCGCGAAACAGGCCGCCGCCGTGCTCCCGAGGCAGAGCGCCGCGATGCCCTGGCGGCCCAAACCCCCGCCCGTGCCATCTCCGCCCATGACCGCGCTGCCGCGATGGAACTGCTGCAATCAACCATTGAGGTGCGCAAGCCACGGCTGAAAACCGTGCGGGAAAAGCCGCCCGTGGTGCATGTCCATCACATGCCCGACTCCTATGTGAGCGCAGAAACCCTCGCCTGCATCAAAGCCAGCGAACGCTCCGCCTGGAGCCGCGCCTAGTCTCCCCACCCCAAAACCAAACCAGCCCGTGTCCGCCTCCGTGCGGCACGGGCTTTCTTCTGCCCACCTTTCATCCTTCATCCTTCCTCCTTCCTCCTTTTCCCTATGACTCTCTCCTTCACCCCCACCGTCCGCACCGCCGCGCCCGATCTCCTCGAATCCACCGGCGATGAATCCACCGTCCGCGCCCACTGCGCCAACATCCTCCGCGCCGCCCGCGCCCGTGGGGAGCGCCCCCGTGCCGTGCTCACCGGCGTCCTGAAGCGCGTCTATCAGCTCTCCAACGGCCTGCTCAAACTCTGCCTGTGACCGCCATGAAACGCCGCGCCCGCTATTCCTTCGGCCAGTTCCGCATCGAGACACTCCGGGAGACGCCCCACGAGGGCCACCTCGAAAGCCCCGCGCAGATCCACACCTACTGGCACCAGCACATCGCCCCCAGCCCACAGATGCAGCTCCCAGACAAGGAGCACCTTGTCGTCGTGCTCCTCAACACCCACCTCCGCCCGCTCGGCTGGCACCTGGTGTCCATGGGCAGCCTGAACTCGTGCGATTCCCATCCCCGCGAGATCCTGCGCCCCGTCCTCATCGGCGCGGCGCACGGCTTCCTCCTCATGCACAACCACCCCAGCGGCGACCCCACGCCGTCCGATCCCGACCGCCGCCTCACCCGCCGCATGAAGGACTGCGCCGAGAACCTCCACCTCCACTTCATCGACCACGTCATCATCGGCCACGACCTCCCCCACCAATCCCGGCCCTTCTTCTCCTTCCGCGAATACGGCTTGGTTTAGCACCCACTCTCCCATGATCGCCACCTTGGAAGCCGATGGATCCGCCGCCCCAGCGGAATTCAGCAGCATCGGGGAGTATCTCCGCCAGCACGCCCAACGCGTGCCGCTGGAACAGCAGATCGGATTTGGCCTGCATGCGCAGCGTTATTGCCGCGCCCTCGGGCTACCGGTGGTGCGGTTTCCGGGACAAGCCCCACGGCTACCCCTCGCCGCGCTCGATCACGTCCGCACGGCCCGTTACGCACACTGGAGCGAAGTGCCAGGGCCGGATCTCCTCCTGGAACTCGCGGGGCTTTGCGCTGCGGTGCTGCAACACCAGAACGAGGTCGGCCCCTTCACCTTTGCGGAATTCGCCCATCTGTGCCGCGAGCACGGCTACCTGCCCACCCTGTTCAAAAAACACGACACGGAAGAATCCCTCCACGCTCGTCTAGGCCGCTTCTTCCGAAGCCACGCAGGGCATCGCTTGCCCAATGAATGCGTGCTGCACATCTCCACCCACCAACGCCGCACCCACTACCGCATCACCCGCCATGCCAAACCAACTACGCCAACAACGCCTGCATAACCGCCGAAAAGCCGACCGCCAGTTCCTCGAACTGCTGATCACCACCGGCCAAACCCTGGCCGTCCGCGCCCCCGAACCCGAAGCCCGCCAAGCCGCCACCCGCGTCACCCGCCGCCTCAAACTGCTGCTGCTGTGAGGTCTTCATCCTTCCTCCTTCCTCCTTCATCCTTTTCCCATGTCCCTCCCCAACAACGCCCTCCTCGCCCGGCTGCGCATCTGCATGCCGGGGAATCGCCACAAGGACGCCACCCTGACCCATGACGTGCATGCCCGCCACGGCATGGCAGCGGATTCCGGCCTCTACCAGAAGCTGCTGCTGCCAGAGACGGCCTACCACCAGCACAAGCGCGTGGCCCACGCCGCCCGCAAGGAGCACCAGCGCCGCACCTTCAGCACGGACTACGGGGCCATCCTGCCCGCCGCGAAAGTGGACGACTTCATCGAAACCCTGACTGCCCGCCGCACCGAGTGGGACGCAGCAAACACCGACTTCTTCCGCAACTACCCCAAATACCTGGACACGGCCCGCCGCAAGCTCAACGGGGCCTTCAAAGCGGAGGACTACCCCGCGCCGTCCGAACTGCCACAGCTGTTTGTCTTCGAGTTCCAACTGCTGCCCATGCCCAGCGTGGATACGCTGGATCACATCATCGGCCTGGCCGATGGCCGCGTGGCGGAGATGCGGCAGCAGCTCACCCGCACGGCGCAGGCCGCCGGGGAGGCCACGAGGCACCAGCTCCTCCAGCGCATCCTCGACCGCC